TTGCACATTAACTTTTTTGCTGTCTGTCTCGCCTTTCATGCCTGCAAATTCCAGCTTGATCATAGCACGTTCTACCCAAAAGAATGTGTTAGAGTCATCGCCGTCTGGGAGGAATCTTACAGCCGATTCACCTCCTTCTTTAAGATTCCAGAAAGGATAAATTGAAAGATCGCCGGTACCTGTTCCGCCGCCCTTTACTTCTTGTTCTTTTAATTTTGCTCGAATTTCTGCTAAAGTTGCCATAGTGTTTCTCCTGTAATTGCCTATGTTTTGCCTATATTATCAGACACGTGTCCGATAAAAAAAACGCATATAGCTATTATATGCGTTTTTATTTAGCTCTGCAAGCAAAAAGACAAGAAAAAAAGACTAATTAAGCCAATCCTGCCAACTTCTTAAGATCACCTATCATTCTCATAGCATCATCAGGACTAGTTGGCTTCATTTTAGCTAATGCTACTTTGAGATCTGGCGTAGTACCTGCTCTTGTAGGTGATACTGAAGGATTCGAATTTTTAGATGAATCAGATCCTGGCATACCAGGCAGTTTCATTCCCTTCATCATATCACCAAATTTGCCCTGAATTCCCTTATACATACCGCCTACTGGATCATCACCGCTGGCATCAAGCCCCATGCCACCAGCCATACCCTTGAATTTGCCCATTGCATCATCATAACTAGCTGGTTTTCCATTAATAGTGCCACTGCTAGTATTAGAAGATTTCATATTACCAGATGGGATTTTACTTCGAATATTCTTCATCATACCATCCATATCACCCATATCATCCATACCAGGCATTTGCATTCCTGCTTCCATAATTCCAGCCATTTTTCTCATGTCTGATATCTCTCTTGAATGACTATGACGCTGCTTGTATTTTTCCATGATATTATTGCAGGCTCTTTCTACCATGTGATCAAATCTATCAGCCTTATGAGTGCCCGGGGGAACATGATATTTTTCTTTGAGTTCCTTACACATTTTTGTAACAAACCCTTCTTCACCTATAGTAAAGGTTCCCTCAGTTTGATTAAAGAATCCACTAATACGACTACGAATTTCATCAACTAATTTACGCCCATTGCCACTTTCAGCAAGTGGAGCAGGATTTGGAATCATTGGTCCAGGTGCTCCTGGTGGCGCTGCTGCTTCAGGTGGAGGTGCTCCTAGTGGAGGTGCTCCTGGTGGCGCTGCTGCTTCAGGTGGTGGCGCTGCTGCTTCAGGTGGAGGTGCCATTGCTGCTTCAGGTGGAGGTGCCATTGCTGCTTCAGGTGGAGGTGCCATTGCTGCTGGGGGCGGTGGTGCTCCTGCTCCAGCAGACATTGTCATACTAAACCCTAATTTATCACTAAAATCTGTGCCATTTTCTTTATCATGTGATTTTAAATATGAAGCTATAATTGGTCTGGCATCCATTTCATCCAAACCTAAATCTGCTAATAGATGAAAAGCACGATTTAATTTATTATTATCTATAATTCCCTTTACACTATCTCTAATATTATCGCCATCTGTACCTAATGGCAATTCATTAGTAAATAAATCCTTTAACTCAGCCATGGCCTGTGCCTGTAATTCCTCATTATCATTAAATAAATCATCATCCTCTTTGACTATTTGATCTAGATAATTTTCAAAAGCACTGAGTTCTTTGATTTTTTTGTTTTTTAACTTTGAATCTTTTTTACCATCATCAGTCTTTAGCATATCCTCTTCTGTATCAATTTCTTTAACAGGCAATTCTGATTCATCAATTAATCTGTAGATATAAGGAAATGCTGTTTTTAATTCTTCATTAAAACTACGTACAGTTAATCTATCAATCCAATCATTAAGCACTTCTTCTGGCACATCCTGTGATTGATTTGATTCAAAATCCTCTTTAAACAACCCATAATTTTTTACTGATTGCAAACTATGCACTTCTTTTTTAATACTATTAATACGTTCAATAACTTTTTGTTGAATATTACCCATGTTTTCACTAATAACAGGGCTACGATCTACATAATTCTTAAAAAATCTTAATTTGCTAAGTTCCTCACTAAGTCCAATGACATACTGGCCAATTTCATCATATGGATGACCGCCTTCTGAAACATGCATGGCTAATGCTCTGGCACCATTTAAATGCTTAATTGGATATAAAAACCGTTCTCCCATGGCATTTTCAACATAAATGTGCTCAATACGTTGAGATCTTCCATTCATTGAGTTTAAATTAATAGGTTGACTGTGTCTTACTATAATTTTAGCCTCACCTATATCTTGATAACTGGTCTTACTAGTACCAAAAAGTTTTGATTCATTCATATCATTTTCCTCTGAGGAATCCCTTTTATCTAAATTAGTTTTAGACGGATTCTGTGCATTAAAATTTAATCCATGTGTTTGAGCAAATTTAGGTAATATATTTCTAATAAACCTATCCCAAGACCTATTATCTACAGTATCACTCCATTGCACATCTAACCCAGGATCCTCACCATCTTCTGATAAGCTAATAGTAACATTTACTATTTTTTCACCGTCTTCACTGGTAAAATCAAAGTTAAACTTTCTTGCATCAGCATCTTTTAAATTAACACCGTCAATAGGTTTATCATCCGCAGTGGATTTTTCTAGGCTAGGGAACCTTGTTTGTAATTGTCTACCCAAATCTTTAGCTATTTGTTGAAAATTTGCACTCATATCAATATTTATTAGAAACTGCTAGAAACAAATATAGGTAATGGAGCCTCAAAATCTTCTTCTGTATGTACACCACTAAGACTTTCAAATACTCTTGGATCCCAATCAGCTACTAAAGTACTCATTCTAACCATCAATAACAAGGCACTTACCAAGTCATCATGATCACCGCTCTTTGCTTTAAAGGTAAACCCAGCAGCAATAAAGCTTTTTAACTCACTAATCAAACTTTTACTGTTGATTTCCATCTGACCTGTTTCAATTAAGTGCTTTAACCTAGCACAAGCTGATATTTTACTACTATGTGTGGTGTTAAATCCTTTACGAAACTTACGTATATGTCCTTTCCGTATGGGTTCTGATATCATTAACCCCCCAAATTGCTCTTCACCAAGGTCTTTGATCACTACTAACCCTGCTTCACCTACAGTATTGTTTTCTATACTCCAATAAATGTTGTTAGAAGATCCCCCCATTTCATCACTAAGGTACTTTAATATGTCTTTTAAGATTTTAATCTGCCCTTGTATAGGCGTAGTATTATGATGCCACTCTGCTACTTGTTTAAATGTGGGTAATTCAAACACTTCTATAGCACTATAGTTTCCGCCAGTACCTAAACTGGGGTCTAAACTAACTAGATATATGTTATCTGGATTTAATCTACTATACCACCTAGTTTGTCCCATTTTAAATAAAGGGTCCCTACCAGTTAATTCACTCAATCTAATACTATTGACTAGCGTTTCATCATAGATCAAGAACTCGCAGCCGTATTCACGTCGAAATCTCTCTTCCCCAATTCTACTTTGTTCTTGTGCAGCCCACTCATCATCTCTATCTGGGTGTTCATCCCAACGACAAGTAAATGGAAAGAAGCCATTCATCCCTAATTCTTGTTCATTGCCAAATTCATCGTAGTTATTATTGGCTTCTTTCCAAATAGTAGCAAAAGTATCCTCATCACTGTTAGGTGTACTAGTAATAATTGCCTTACCACCAGTTGCTAGCGTGGGGGAAATTGATGTCCAAAATTCATCGGCCATATTGAGAGGCACAAAAGCAAACTCATCACAGTATAATAGGGATATACTCATACCACGACCAGTATTGCCAGTAGTAGTTGTGGACACAATACGTGATCCGTTGTCAAATTCCACACTACCTTTATTGTAATTGATCACACCAGAACGAATAAAGTCAGGACAAAGTTCATATGCATAACGAATACGCTGCATGATCTCTGATGCCCCTGCTTGTTTATGAGCAGAAATTAGTATGGTTTGATCTGGGTGGAACATTGCATACCAAAGTAAGTACCCACTCGCACAGGTGGTCTTGCCCATCTGTCTAGGCAACATATTTACAGTAAATCTATGATTATGATATGCGTGTAACAGTCTTATTTGGTATTCAAAAGGCTCAAATAGCAACTTGCCTTTGACTGGGTGTTGAATATAAAAGAAATTGGTACAAAAATGCAAGTATCCAATATCAGGATCACTGCATTTTAAGAGATCTTCGACCTGCTGTTCGGTATACTTTTCTTTCTTATAGGCTTTCTTAGTAAGTACACCATCCAGAGACTTGCCCATTATCTTCCTTTAACTTCAGTATACAAGTTTTTTAACTTATATTTCAAAGTTTCATGCATGGGCATGTTCATTGGGTTGTCGCCGCCACGATAATTATGCTTAAATGACTTCTTAGGCTTATTTAAATCATCGCCACTTGGCACTGCTGCTGACATACCAGCGTATTCTTCATCAGGACTGTTAGAGTATTCATCTAACTCTAACTCTAATTCATCAGCATCATCATGCTCATGTCCCATATCGTGACCCTGATCATGCATGTCGTGCCCCATGTCATCCATATCGTGGTCCATGTCATCTTCAGGCTCTGAAACTGCTATAATTGCACCTGCTGGACTACTCATTGCATCACCAGGTGCATCGTCCCCATTCCCTTTTAGTACATTTAATAAATTACGAATGCCTTCTGGGCCTGTGGCATTCATACTGACATTCATTGTGATTGGTGGGTGGTTATCGCCACCCATCATGCCCATTCCACCAATCTGCGGCATAATACCACATTCTTCAATAGACTGGACTGATTCCTTTAAAATCTGTTTGTTTTGATCTAAATCTGATATGGTCTGTAGTAATTTTTTGAAATCCATTATTCTGTCCTGTTGATTGAACTTAACACACTCTTTAAGAACTGTGATTGTTCCATATTATGTGCTTTTTCTGTAGGAGCACTTTTAGCCAATAATTGATCATTGACTCCTTTATATTGTTCACCTCTATGACGATCTTTACCTAGACCTTTTATAAAACTTAGTTTGGCCTTTTCACCTGCCATTGCTTGATTGTTTACCTTTTCATAGGGCTTGTTTAAAACAGCTTCACTTTTAGTGCCCACTCTACTATAACTATCAATATTATGCTCTATTTCCTCTTGTTCTTTTAAAGTTCTGACTCTTAAATGAATAGGATTAATTTTTAATTTTTCTGACAAATAAATTGCTAATTCATGACTGGTTACTGGATAGCCACAAGTAACATCATAAAGATTAACATGTACATGTTTGAGTTCAGGAAAATCCATTGGGGATTCAGCAATTGGTGTACGCATGGTCTTATTCACACTGACACATTCAAACTTAGAAAGAACCATTTTCATGTTCTCTTCAATTTTATCATCAACGTCACCTGCAATTTTAACCTTAAATTCATAGGTTTTAATGCTTTCTATTAGGTATTCCTTATATATGCTCATAGTCTTTCCAATATGCTATATTTATTTAATATTTTTAAGTTTTTCCAATAGACTGTTTCTGTCAGCTACAATATAACCATTACCTGGAATATCTACCCCATTGGTGTTATCTGAATTGGCTTCTTGATCAATTTTTTGTTTTTTCAATTGCAGCTCAATCATTTTAAGCTTTTTATCAATTTTAGCTGCTTTAGCATCAATAGCGTTTTTAAGCATAGTGCCAGCAACTTCAAAAATACGACCGCTGTAACGAGCTTCCACATTCATGCCCAAATCCATAAGATCATCATAGGCATTAGTAGCACGATCTGCTAAGGCGTCAAATTCTTTGTCACTTATGTCACCTAACCCTTTAACCTGCGGTAATGCTGCTGTAATTTTGTCAAATTCCTCCATATCTCTTAAAAAAGCCTCAGGTTTTTCTTTGACCTTTGATTCTTCTTTAATGATTTTTTTGTTTTCAGGTAAATTTAACACTTCTTCTAATTTTTTAGTCATAAAGTATTTATCTTGTTTTACTTTGGTGGAAAATATCTGTCTCATTTAATACACGAAACTTCAGCCCATGACCTTTACACCATGCTGTAGCTGCGGCCCATTTGTATTGATTGACCACATATTGTGCTTGTCTAGCCGTATTACGACCTATTTTTTCTAAAAGCTGTTGATTTTGTGGTTTAATTTCAATAACTTCTGAAAATAGATTATTATTTTTATCTAGATATTGTATGAAAAAATCTGGAACATATACTGTAACACGCTTAGTTAAAGGATTTTGATAGGGTATTTTTATGCTTTCACTAGCCCATTTTTGTATGCTAGGATGGCTATCACAAAAATTCATAAAGGCAAATTCCCAACTACTGCGATATGTTGGACTCTTTATACCTATATATTTTTCTGGATTTTTAGGGGTGAATTTGCCCTTAGCAAACTTGCTCATACCAATATATTGCGATTTTCAAAAGAATTACTGTTGTTGCTGACTTTGTAGCCTAATACACTAGTTTGAACTCTATAATAATTTAATACTTCTGTAACCACTTGACTTAATTGACTATCATTAAGTCCTTTAAGATTATCTAATACTTCAAATATATTAATGCCATCTAATTTTGCTTGATTTAATAATACAATTCCTGTACTACGAGCAGCCTGTTCACCAAACCCTCTTTTAATAAAAAATCCCAATACTGCATCAATTTGATTACTAGGGAAAGTAACCTGACCTAAAAAGAACTTATCAAAAAATGTTCTAACTTCTTGACTATTTGAAGAGGTATCTAGTGGTAAATTGCTCATTGTATACCTTTATTACGGAAAATCTAGCGGAGTAGCTTGAGTTGAATTATTAGGCTTTTTAGCTGGGAATACTGTGTCCTTAATACCACTGATAGCTGCTCCAACTCCAATCACTGCTAACCCGCCTAATAAATTAGTGCCTTCCTGTGCAATTCCTGCTTTAGTTAGACCTCTTGTATTTTCATATGTATTAAGTGCTGCAATACCAGCAGAGAGGTAATTGCCTTTATTAAGATTATCGGCAATACTGGAAATCCCATCTAATACACCGCCTGTTCCAAACAAAGTCTTTGTTCCCCCGCCTAGAGGACTTAATGGACTTGGCAATTTATCATAATGATCTTTGGCAAATCCTATGACATTATCCCCTGTAATGGATCCTGTATCATATGCAACTGATTCATATGCTATTGTCATAGAACATTCAGCACTTCCCCCAGATTGTTCTGCACTATTTGGCGTATCGTGATTAAACAATGTGATCAAAGGATTGATCAATGTATAACTATTATATTCTTTTTTATTGAGTTGATATAATACTATTTTATTAAAAAAAGGAATTGACGAATTATTATCAAATCCATAAGTAACTTGAATATCATTTGGGCCGTTTGTTGCATTTCTTGTATAAAATTGACTTCTAGCAACTGATGGATCTGAATAATAATATGAATAATAATTTTGCCAAAGTTTATTAATTATATGTGATCTATCATCATGAAATTTAAAATTTATAGGTTGTAATTCATGCGTTAATTGTACTACTTTTTTACGATTATATTGATTTACTGTACTTGTTCTAAAAGAAAATTTAGGAAGATCGACACTTTTTACTAATAATCCAATCTCAAATTGATGGCGATCTTTTAAACTGGTATCACGCAATGCCGAAGCATTTATATCAAAGTAAACATGATATAAAAATTTTGCTTTAGGCGCTAATCTAAAATTGTCATCAGTAAAGGTCCTAGCAGCATGTTGCCAATCACCTAATTGCCCTTTAGGTCTGAGGAATCCTTTAGCTGTATCTTTTAAAGTGAATCCAGCACCAAGAGTATTTAATAATGAATTAAATTTACTAGTCATATAGTTTATTTATAGTATTTAATAAAGTGCTATTATAACTAGTCAATAAAAAAGGGCCCGAAGACCCTTTTTTAAAATAAGAACTTTTAACCGCCTGTGGCCATTGTTCTTGTAGTTCTTCCAACGTTTGCACCAATACCAGAACCTTGTGGAGTCTGGATACAGTTATCAGGCTGAATTGTTAAATCAATTGTTGACGGAGTTGCTTCAGCATAGCTTAAACTTTGATAGTTTGCTTGTGTAATATAACAACCATAACATCCCCAAGTTTCTAAAATATTAGCATTCCATATACCATTACCGCCATCTAATACTTCAATTTTCATTGTGAATTTATAGTCTGTACCGCTGGCTGCAGATGATTGTTCAAAGAAATCGAATTGTTTCTGCATTTGCTCACCGATCATTTTACTTACTACACCAGTAGCATCATCACGCAAAGTAATTGCAATAGTTTGCCATGTAACTTTACCAGCATAATTAATTTTACTGTTATAAGTTTCAATAACTTGATTTGCAAACTGTGCATTTGGCTTAGCTGCTGTTTGAACCTGTTTGGTTAATTCAGTTGTTGGTGTGCTAATTCCAAAATTTTCAAATAAAATTCTAAAACGATACTTGAGTTTTGGCATTAGTGTGCCTTGACTACTAGCACTACTATCTGTAGCTAGTGGCACTGTAAATCTATTTAATGTTGCAATTGACATAATTTATAAGCTCCGTTATAGTTATTTATTATTTTAGACCACCAGTACTCTTTATGCGTAGTGGTATGTAGATAAATTCAACAGCCTTAACTGGTACTATGGCCACGTCAACATACAACTCATTCTTATCAATTCTTGCACTGGTATTATTAGAATCATCACAAACTACAACATAGTCATATAATGCCCGTTGACCAACTAACTCAAGTAAGAAACTTTCAACACTGTTCTTAATTTCATCTCTTGTAATCTTGTCATTTGGCTCAAACACATATGGTTTAGCAATAATATCTAACTGTCTGCGCATATAAACAATTAACCTTGCTACATTGATACGATCTAATGCACTGGCATTCTTAGCACGAGTTTTCTGACCGTAATTGACTAATCCTACACCTGTGAAGAATGTAATTGGATTAATCTTTACATCATACAATGTATCTCTTTGGCCGTTATTTAATGCAGTAACTTTAAACTCACCTTCACTATCAATATAACCTACACTTGTAGCATTTGTAATACCACCACGTCTTGTTCCAGCTGGGGCAAACCATGGATAGCTTACATTATCACTTAATGCAATAGTTCTTAGCATCATATGACTTGGAGGCACTACAATGTTATTTCCTAAATTGTCACTGCTAAATCCCCATGGATAGAACATAGCCATATATTCATCATAACTTGGGGCTCCAATATCATTGTCCTCTACTGCTAAACGTAAATTATTACCCCATGCCATCAAGCTTGTAGCATCTGGTAATAATCTTGCTGGTGTATCTCCAACCACAAATGCTGTTAAAGCACGATCAAAGTTTAATGTGATCATTTCGCCAATTAACTCTGGGTATCCTGGGCAAGCAATTAAATTAAACACTCTTGCTTCTTCACGGATATCTGTTGCACTGTTAATTGTGGCCTGTAACGCTTGTACTACAACTTTACGTTGTGCTTTGCGACCAAATGAACCACAGCCATTGTCTTGGTTACCACTTACTGTAATCCAACGATGTGGATAATAACCAGCCATTGATTCGTCTTCATATCTTACGTTGTTATCATCAATATTAACATAATTATGTACAAATTTCTTAACATTAAATCCACTTCTACGTAGATTCCATAGCAACATGCCTTTTGGATATAGTGCAGGATCTGGAGCATCATAGTCAACATAATCACTGACTAATAAGTCAACGACGTCGCCTGGCATGTCACTGTTCATTCCAGTAGTATTATAACGTGCATCATGGAACAAAACACCATCCTGTGTATTTTGATCTGTGACATCTAATTCAACCCATTTCTTAGCAATAGGTCCTGATTTAGCTTCGTCAAATTTATAAATTTTAGGGAAGTTTTCTAAATCACTAGTATCAACCCATAAGTCACCATTACGTAAACTTGTTTTATCGCTTTGTGTTAATGGAACAGTTGCACTAACTATTGGGCCCATTGGGTCTGTCTTTTTGTCATCGGTTGCATTATAATATGGACTGGATGGATGAGCATAACCAACCCAATTATTGCCATTATGAATTAAAAGATCTATTTCATCAATAACACTGCTATACCATAATGTACCATTTGTTGTCAATGTTGAAGGACTATCTTTACTAGCAGTAAATCTTAATGGTTCCCATAAACTTACTGTATACTGAATATCCGCATCGACGCCATTGGCGTCATAAACATTCTTATTATCAGTAAAACCTAATGCACTTAAAAATCCGTTCTCCCCTTCACCAATTCTAAAATCACCGCCATATTTATGGCTAATAATGATTCTTCTTTGTGCATCAACGCTAACTTCAATATTCTCAAGACCAGCAGCATTGATAGCTCCAGCAATTGTATCTGCATCACTTGCATTATTGAGTAATCCAAATTCTACATTAACAATGTTAGATAAACTAGCTGAACCAACTAAACCTTCTCTAATATTTATAGAATGTTGACCTGTACTATTATGCCAACCATCAACAATCTTCTTACTAGTAATACTATTTGGCCCTTGCATTGATTTTCTAAATAATCTAAAATCGGCAACGTAAGGCCCAATGTCACTTTCTACTTCGGTGGTATTTGTTTGACAATATACTGTGCCAGCAGCAATATTTGCGCCGCCGCCACTTCTATCTAATCCAAAAATTGCAGCATGACCACTGGCATATAAAGGAGCTACAACTTTATCAAAAGATTCTGTTACTGTATTATATTTCTTTATGGCTAATTTTGCACCGCCTTTAGGCTCAGTAGTTCTAATCCAAACACTGCCTGTTCTGGCTCCTTCATTGGTGCCTGGAGTAACTCCACTTACAAAAACTGGAGCAAATTCTGGAGCATTGGTCAATGGTTGAATTGCCAAAGTTACTGGGGAATATGTTCCTGGTGCAAATCCTAATGCGGCACATGCACTACCTGAAATTGTAAATGATTGACGATTTAATGCATAAAATTCTATTACACCATTTCTTACTAAAGCGATAACTCCGTTATCTTCAAAATTAGCATTGATTTTTGCAGCTACTTCGTTTAAAGTTATGGTGCCTGGCTGATCTGTTTCTAAAAAAGTGATGTTTGGTTGGCCATTTACACTTAAAGTTTGATTGCGAAGTGCAAGAGCATTTGATTGAGTTGAAACTATTACTGGCCAGCTAAGTGTCCAATCCTCACTACCTACAACTACCCATGTTCCAGCATCAATTCTTGTGCCATTTCCTGGACTCTTAAAATACAATACATCTGAACCGTTATAGTCAGTGTTTAAGTCCATTAAACTTACAATTGCATAATCACCAATAACGCCAACTGATGCCTTTGGTGTATAATCACCATCTGCATAATCGACAACTTTGGCAGTGTCTGTAATAACTATAGGAGTTTTTGGTGCAAACTTTTGACCAAGTTTATTAGATCTAGGAGCATTATTCCATTCAAAAATACCCCAATGACTATTGGCAGTATCTAACCAATACGTGCCACTTTCTGGTTCAGCAGTTGGGGCTTCAGCCTTAGCATTTAACGCTTTAAGATCAATGTCTGCTCTAACTACATATGCTCTATTACTAACACCTAATAAACTATATGCTGCTTGTAAACCATATTCATTTTGTTCACCTGCATGAATTGGATTACTGTTAGCATCAGTCTTAAATATTGGTGTTCCAAATGTATCTGCTAGATCACGCTGACTTGTAATTAAGTATGCTTTACCTGCATTAGATTTTAATGTGCCTGTGGCAATACCAGAATTAGCACCGTTTTGCTTGTTTTCTTCTGAAGCTACAAGGATAAATGGTACTGTACTTGGTGCTGCTGGAGCATAAAAACTTTCGTCAATAACTGTTACGGCTACGCCTGGTGAATTTAATTGGGCCATTGTTCGATTTCTCCTAAATCTTACTCATTGTATTTATAGTAAATGGAGAAAATCTTTGAGTTTGGGTTTAAAACTAACTAATAAAACTCACCGTTTTAAATTAAAACTTCAACTCGACGATACAAATCTTCAACACTATCATTGTTATCTATGACAAGATCAAAATCAGTACCAACCCAACTCCACTCACTAGCATGAATTTTTAAACTTTCTAATTGCTTTTGTTTCTCTATATTGCCATTATTAGCTGCCAAGGCCAAGGAATACCAGCTAGGTAACTCCCCTCTTTGTACCCAAACTACAGTGCCGCCTGCACCTTTAATAGCTGATATTTCATTTGGAAATCTACAGTCACTAATTACCACATTGTCAGTGGTATTTTTTAATTTATTTTCTAAACTGGCAATCCAAATATCATCATTAAACGCTTTACGACAGACTTCAGTACCCCAAAATTGTAATACCCATCTAGGAGTAAGATTAGGCATATTCAATCGACTAGCCCACCAAGGATCTACCTGTTCACGCCACTCTCTACTTTGTTTTGTTCTACCTTCTAACATATCTCTATCCCAACCGAATACAGCTGAAACAGCATCTTTCAATGAATTAGCAAAACTTTCACGTTTAAATTCATGAAAATTTACTAGATAATCTGCTATAGTATCCTTGCCGCTGCCAATAAAACCACAAATACCAATTATCACAAAAGTCTCCTTTTTGTAATAATAAAGTAATTTAACAAATAAGTCAAATATTAATCAACCAATGACGAAATAATAACCTTCTCTTGCACCGCCAATAAACATATCAAGATCTTTTTCTAACTTTTCAACTTCTTCTTTACCAGCTGATTTTAAATCGGTTCCATTCAATCCACCTGCTCCACCTGGGCCTGCTATTTGACCAAACTTACTACGTGCTTCACCTAAAATTACCTTGCATGTGGCCAATGTATAGTCTTTGAACCATTGTGCAGCATAGGTATCTTTGAGCAAGTGATCATCTGGTCTGTAATTATATCCTCTGATTAAAATTTGCTCACCCTCACCATAGGGTCTCTGTAAAATTCTCAATGTATGACTAGTTGGCATCCATTGAAACTCAATGAAAGCACCAAACATACGCCCTACTAATTTTTGATATCCTGCAAACATTTCATATGTGGCTATACCGCCTAACATGGTACTGTTCAACAAATATGTATTTGTATAAGCTAGGTTAAATGGTTCAAAATTAGTACCGCCACTACCACCTGCTGTTCTTGAACCAATGGTTCTACGATAAACACTACGTACTTCAACTATTTCTTTTGGTAGAATATAGTCATTTGTATCCATCTTAAATTCTAAAAAATAATAACCTTCTTCTACGCTATTACTGCTACGTTGTCTAAATTTGGCCAATGCTTTATTCAATGCAGTTTCATAATGAATTGGGTCCAATTCCACATCAACCATGCCATCACCCAACATGGCTTTACAATATCTGTAAACGTTTTCTCTTTCTTGAACAATAGTAGTGTCTGGCGCCATGTTAGTTCTCCCAGTATATTTATCAGCTGCTAAATATCATATGCCTAGACTTAGCCTTTACCGTCCAGAACGAGGAAACGATTATAAATTCATAGATCGTCAGATCAGTGAAATGTTTGCCATTGGTGGTACTGATTTCTACTTACACAAATATTTGGGTGTAAAAAGTTCAGCAGAAAATGCCAGTGCTGCCACTCCATTTTATACCAAAGATGGTGTCAATCCCACATATGACCCTACTCAAATACAAGATTTACTCCTATTAGAAAATAGAGATAGAAAGTATGACCCTAGCATCTATAAGATTAGAGGTCATTATAATGTACAAAACTTAGACTTTAATCTCAGCCAATTTGGCTTGTTCATTGACAACGACACCGTGTTTGCCACTGTACATATTAACGACTGGATTCAGACCATAGGACGTAAACCAATCAGTGGTGATGTAGTTGAAATGCCTCACCTAAAAGATGAATTTGCTCTAAACGATTATAATATTGCCCTGCCAAGATACTTTGTTATTGAGGACGTTAGCAGAGCCAGTGAAGGGTATAGCATTACTTGGTGGCCACATTTATATAGATTAAAGCTTAAGAAAATTACAGACTCTCAACAGTTTGCCGACATACTAGATCAACCTATTGCTGATGCTAATGGTGATCCTACAAATCAAACCTTACGTAGTGTATTAAGTACTAAAAGTAGAGAATTAGAAATCAATGATGCTATCATAACACAGGCCGAAGCAGATACTCCGTTAAGTGGATATGAAACTAGACAATTTTACACATTGGCCATTGATCCTACCAATGGTAATCCCATATTAGAAACAGTAGATGACAACATGACTCCGCCTGATGCTAGCAGTATGGGGCTTGATACTAGTCGAATACATGGTCGTGCTGTTAGAAGTGGATATGTGGGATATTTGTTAGGTGATGGATTTCCACCCAATGGTTATGATTTTGGTCACGGTGTAAATTTTCCAGCCAATCCATACCTCAATGACTATTATTTAAGAACTGATTTTGCACCAAATAGATTGTTTAGATATGACGGTGCTCGTTGGATCAAAGTGGAGGACGCTGTTCGCCATAAATTAACCAATACCAATGATCGTACAACTCAAAAAACTGGCTTTATCAATAACAATAATGTGAATACCATTGGTGGTAAGACAGTTATAGAAAGACAGGCGTTGAGCCAAGCACTTAAACCTAAGGCAGATTTTTAATGGAGGCTTCGGTTTAACACCGTTGAAATATTATTCAGTTCTTCTACGACGGGCAAATAAGACGTTATCTTATACAAACTATAAGATTACTCAGTAATTTTGTTGTAAAATATAGCGACGGCACCTTAGCAAGAGTGCCTGTTATGTATGGCGACCAAGATCGTCAAGTTGGAAACATTTTAAGACAAAACAGTGAAAATAAAATTAACAGCATGCCAAGGATTGCTGTATATATTAGTAGCCTTGAAATGGAAAAAGATAGATTAGCCGATGCTACTTTTGTAGGCAAAATGAACATAAGAGAACGCAATATAGAATTCAATCCAGAAACAGGCAGAGATGAATATACTAGTACTGAAGGTACTAACTATACCATAGAAAGAATCATGCCTACACCTTATAAACTCACAGTGAAAGCAGACATTTGGACTTCCAGTACCGAACAAAAATTACAACTTTTAGAACAAATGATGATGTTGTTCAATCCTAGTCTTGAAATTCAAACCAATGACAATTATGTAGACTGGACTAGTTTAAGTGTGATCTATATGGATAACATAAATTTTAGTAGTCGATCAATTCCCATAGGCACTGACAGCCCAATTGATATTGCTACAATGACATTGAGCATGCCTATATGGATTAGCCCACCAAGTAAAGTAAAACGACTAGGAGTCATCGAAAGTGTGTCCATGGGCATGTTTAGTCAAATAGGCCGAGGTAGCGGCGGGTATATTGAGGGATTAGGGGTAGATGATGGAGGGATAGCTCCCACTCAATTAAATAATATAGGTGCTGCTGCTACAGTCATAGACAATTACAATCTTATTGTTTATGGCGGACAAGCTAGAATATTCTATCCAGATGCCAGTGGGTCACATAAAAATGATTTAATCAATGTTGATATAAATTCAGAACAACGAGTTAATTGGAATATCATATTCGACAAACATCTTGGGCAATGGGACTCTAGAGATAGTAAAATATTCTTGCTTCAACCTAATGGAACTCAAGTTGTTGGCACTATTGCTATCAATCCATTGGATCCAACTATATTAAATATAGAATGGATCACCGACACTTATCCAAGTAATACTGATATTGGCAGTGAGTATCGACCCAATAGCCCGGGAACATTTGATGCTATTATTGATCCAAAAACTAAAGGTCCTAATAGCGGGTTACCTGCATCCACCGTTGGTACTAGGTATTTGATCATTGATAATATTGGTGGTGGCATACGTGAAACCTTGATTGCTGAAAATTCCAGTAATAGAATAGATACTACCATAGATCATAATAAAGTTTTACGAACAGAAGTTTATGTTAACAATCATCCTGTAGATTTTGATGTATTAAATATTGCAGGGAAATTAGTGATTAGATTGGATCAATCAGCGCAAATAGACGACAGCATAACTTATGAACTATTTACAAATGACTATGGGCCTAGTGCTTGGCGAAATCAAGATGGCAGTGATTTTATAGCTAATACTAACGATATTATTGAGTGGACTGGTACAAAATGGCGTATAATTTTTGACAGCACAATATCAAAAAATGTCATACGCTATCTAACAAACATATATACAAATGTCCAATACAAATGGAACGGAGTTGGTTGGGTTAAAAGTTTTGAAGGTGAATACCTCAAAGGATATTGGCGTATATTGTTATGAAAGAAAAAATTGTTTGTAGTGGTGCATTATTTTATGCTAAAAACACAGGTCGTGTTTTACTACTACAAAAAGCCAACGGCAAGCATCGTGGCACTTGGAGTTTAGTTGGTGGCACTAATGATGCAGGTGAAAATGCTTGGCAAGGATTGATGCGTGAAGTAAACGAAGAATTAGGATTTACTCCTGAAATTCTAAAATCAATTCCCTTGGAAACATTTGTTAGTAATGACAGCGTGTTCAATTTTCACACATATCTCTGTTTAGTTAAGAACGAATTCATACCAACAATCAGTGATGAGCATTCTGGGTGGGCTTGGAGTACCATTGATCTAGCCCCAAAGCCATTACATCAAGGATTACGCAGTAGTTTTAATAGTCGAGTTATTAGGACTAAACTACAAACAGTATTTGATGTAATGGATTTGATTTAAAATCCTACATATTTACTTCTAATAAATTCTAAATCGTAACGCTGCTCGCTTAGATGATGTGCCTTGCCTTCCCAAGGTTCAAAAGTAGGCCAACACGTTCGCCAATATTCTCCCCATTTATCAGTCAAATAATCAATATTTAAATCACGTGCAGCATCAACCTTTTGCTGAAATTCAGGATCTTTACGACGTGTGTTACCACCATAAAAATGATATTGCGTTTTATCACCAGCACCGTGATAATAATTAGCATCTAATCCTAAAATTTTCTTAATTGGTTTATGTACAAGACGCATGATATAATCATCATCTTCACTATAAGCCGGATACATGTTTTCATCAAACAATCCATATTGCTTTACCACAGTATCTCTGATTAAGAATAAATCCCAACTACCCACACACTGAAGTCTCCACCATTGGCATGAATCATTCCCACTTCTGGATCACCAGTTATTTTATGATACATTTCAGCCAACAATCCTGGACCAAAACTCACATCATCATTTACAATAACCCAATATGGAGCCATCATATAACTTTTAATAATTAAATTCCAAGAAAATGACACACCCATATTAGCTGGCATATGGCATACATGAATTTTTTTAATATACCTATGCTTGATCTTGGCTAGGTTGTCAAGATCTTCTGTAATTTCACCTTTGCCATTGTTATTAACAATGAAAAAATTCTCCACTGGGAAATCCACACTGGCTAACAGCCTAGAAACCCAATATGTATCAAAAACTACTGCTGTGCCTATTACTGGAATCATTAATAACCTCTGCCTGATAAAACGTAATCTTCGCCTTTCTTAACTTTGTCATTGATAAGAATCATCTTGTTTAATATATCCTTGTTAATATATTCAGCACATACCCACCAGTCTTCATAATTACGCCATTCATCTGGAGCAATATCATTGACCACTAGGGTATATCCCTTAGATTTTAAAAACTCTCTTGATAATTCTCTTAAATCTTTTCTATCTGTGTTATAGTGATCATGCTCAAAGGTAATAACTTTGAATTTATATTCGTCAAAAGGAATCTTTTTTAGGATTTCAAAAGTAACTTCTGCCGGATCACAATCTAATTGAAGATAGTCAACTGCTGGTCCTAAATTCATTTCCCTAATAATTTTGGCATAATCAATTTCTAGTGCATTTTTAATTAGGAAAGGTGTACGACGTTCTGTACTAACTTGGCGTTCATCTAAATCAATACTAATACCACGCCAATTAAATTGCTTTTCTAATAATGCAGTATTGTTTCCATAAAATGGTCTGCCGGCACCAATTTCAATAAATGTGCCATCTCTTTTACCATTTAACATGCTCAATACAAACATATCTTGATAAGCTTCACTATAGTTTGTTTCTATAGTTTCTGATCCTGGGAAATTATATCTTAATTTATAATTTTTAGAAGGCTCATAATTATCAAAAGGAATCTCTACATAATTACTCATGTATTTTAAATTACTATAAATGATCTTTTTATAATCTTCTGAAAGTTCTTTTGAACGCATTAGTTCTTTAAACAAACTACGGGATTCATCACACAGCCCACAGTGCCAACTACTTAAGGCCTTTTGAAATCTAATAGCATCTTTACCTGGATAACCTATATCTGTTCTTAATCCAGAATTAATATCATCAGCAACACTTTCGCCGATGCTGGCTGCTGTATAACATTCATTCCAATGCCCATCTTCTGGCTTTCTTTCATAGAATCTACTAAGGTGATAGTAGGCTTCAGGACGCTTTGGCTGCAACGCCACTGCATGAAGCAATAGACCTTTTACGGTAAAGTTCCTAGACCCTTGTCTTTCAAAACATAGTGCTGCTCTAAGTAAGCATTCATATCTTAATAGCTCATCATCCGTACGTTCAGCTGTTCTTAAAAAGAAACTGACTGCGCTAGCTGATTGACCTAGTAAATCATACTGCAAACCTATGGCAAAATTGCGTTCGGGATCCGTTGGATCTTTAATATATTCTAGTAAATGGGGTTGAATTTTATCTGCTTCAAGCATGATGATCTATATCCAGTATATTTAAATGTGTAACATCGACATTACCTAAAAAATGGTAATTATTAGTTAAAATAAGGTGTAAAATACGTTCGCCAAAAAAGTCATAAAATCTAATTTGCTGATTTCTATTGTATATTTCAGGAAGAAAACTAGCATAATTAGCATGAAATTCAAATAATACAGTGAAAAGTACTTCACATATACGGTCAAAAGTAGCAGAATCTGCTGTAAACATATGAAATGGTATGAGATATTTGTAATTTCTCAATCCATTAATCATATCAACAGTAATAGGTATACGTCTATCACCTGCCAATCCATAAAGTAGCTGCCATCCTAAATTATTATGACAATGACTAAAGTGATCATAGACATTATCCACATGTGGAGCAAAACCTTTTATGGCTGTAACTATATCTTTAGCTTTAGGAACATGTACTCTATTGGGTTTTAAACTAAGTTCCTCATCCCAATAAATTCTATAAGTGTTTGTGCCTTTAAAATCATGCTTGGCATTCTTCCAAACCCAGTATAGCCCCGTTAAACTGCCAAAATCGTTATTCATATGGCTAATACTTTCACCAATATTATCCATAATGAACCCTCTATGCTGAAGATTAACATAGTCTGCAGGTGCATAATTAGCAGCGCCACACATGATGTTTCGCTGATCAAACTGAATTTTTTTGTGTTCTTTGCCTACATAACAAAGACAATACATTCCTAAATCTATCATATAACATAGTTATCTATGCTACTATTATACTGGAATTTTTTACTTTGTCAAGACTATCCTAGTCGAAGTATGGTAATTTTACTGGCTGTAGCTCCAGTACCTAATATGGCAATTGCATTATTGGCGAACCAACTAACGGTATCGCCAATATTAGCTATATTGAATACGTCAGTCACTGAACCTCTTCTAACTGCTGTTGAGCTTAATTGTAAATATCTTGTTGGGGTATCTGATCCGTTAAGTCTTCCCCAAAAATCACTAGTAGGCATAGCGTCGCCGCCGCCTGCTGCACCCAAATTATAGTGTACAATAACTTGATAATAGCCCACAACACTAAATGTAAAAATACCACTATTAGCCATTGTGCCAAAACTTGCACCCACTTGTAAGGAAGGAGTTGCACTAAATCTTACCACTGCACCGCCACTGGCTGTAGTTTGGTCGCCGTCTTTAGTAAAGACCACTGTAGGCGAGGCAGATGGATTAACCCATTGTATACCCGTACCTGTAGTTTGTAAATATTGTCCAATAATACCAGTAGTGCCACCAACTGTCAATGCACCAGTTACTGTCAAATTTGATATAGTAGGAGCTGTTAATGTCTTGTTTAATATAGTTTGACTAGCAGCCAATGTGACCACTTGACTATTATTGCTATACATGTCATTGGCGTAAATGCTTCCTTGTACTCCAACTCCCCCAACTACCGTTAATGCGCCAGTGGTATTTGACGAACTAGCCTTTAAAGACGATATATTCACAGTGCCATTAGGTGCATCTAAAGTAATTAAAGCACTATCTTTTAGATTTTTAATCAAAAAGTTATCATTTTCTGTTAAAATGGTACTAAGAGTATTTTGACTTAGTATATCAATGTAATTCCTATCACCGCCAGCTGTATAATTAGGCCCGATACGCATTTTAGCATTAGGCCCTTGCACTACTAAATTATATCCTGTTAGGGTTGTTTCGTTAAAAGCCTTAGCACCAGCATAAATTGTGCCATCAATATGTAAATTTTTAGCAATTCCAACCCCGCCCGACAAGACCAAAGCACCACTAGCAGCACTATCACTTTGAGTAGTACTGGTTAAAGTCACATCACCATTGGCTCTTACAGTGGTAAATGATCCTGTATTACGTATTACTGCACCAATTGGAGTATTTTCCACACCATTAGCATAGATATTACCACCAAAACCTGCTCCGCCAGCAACAATTAATGCACCCGTTTGCTTATCTGAACTAGCTTCTGTAGATCCAATACTTACAGATCCTGAGTCAATATTAATGATCAATGTGTTATCAATCCAAGTGCCATCGGGCTGTCTAGTAATATAAAAATTATCACTCGAATTGCGGCCAAGAGCAAACTTTTCTGTGCCATTTACTTGAAAATGTATTGTGTTAGTTCCGCCTTCAGTTTGATTAAGTATGATATTTGGGTCAGAACCTTCTAATTCCAACAAGTTCATATTGTCAGAGACTACAGAAATATCAGTTTGAACTGTCATCGAGTTCCTAACTACGGGATCATCAATGTAAGGACTAGTTAATGTCTTGTTGGATAACGTCTGAGTCACATCAGTTCCAACCAAAGTTGTGCTGGCATCCGGGATGTAAACCGTTCTGTCTGCCGTAGGATCAACTACTGATATTGTTGTTTCATAACTATTAGGTGTAGCACCTTCAAATACTATATTACCATCAAGTAAATTTAATCCACTGATGTAAGGACTGGACAATGTCTTATTGGTCAACGTCTGTTGAGTGGTTATAGTAGCAAATACTGTGAGATCTTGTGGTGTGCCCTCTGGTCCACTGGAACTAAATGTCACATAAACTGGATCATTATTGGTAAAATTGCCATAACTTCTAGCTATGCTTACGGTTATTTCGGTATAGTTATCATCGACGGTGACTACTTTATATTGAAAAATCAAAAACCAATTGGGATTATTTTGTTTTTCAACTTTGATATAGCCTCTTCTAACATAATTTCTAAACAAATTTAAACTATCTAAAAACTCTGATATATCATTGTTGGCCAAATCGTAATTACTAATGTAGATGATGTTGGCATCTTTCATTGACGCATTGTTAAATCTTATAACAGACCTGGTAGATCCATTATCTATACCTGTGGTAGTGGTAAGAGTACTTGCAGTATAGCGATATCTAGTAACATCTAGACTACTAGGAGGCACCCAACTAACATTACCAAGTCCATCAGTACGAAGAATATAATCGGTGCCACCACCTAATGGGAAGGCAGCATAGCCTGCTTGAGTAGTGTCTAACCAAAGTAATTTTAAGTTTTGAGGAGGAGTGGCAGCAACGTGAATACTCTTGCTGATGACCTGACTGCCGTTAAGGATTAGACCATCTTCGTCGGTACTGAGTAAATGCGATGGGCCCGTCTGGTCTAAATTAATTGACATTTATCATTCCTCTCTATTACTTATAAAGCTGCTATTCTACTTTGGAAATCTGCAAAGTCCGTACTGTCTGCTACTAATTGTTTGAACGCTGCCAATGAAATATCAAAAGCTCCTGTACTACCTGTAGTACCTTGACTTCCATCAGTACCTTGAGTACCAACCCCAACTGGACCTTGTGTGCCTGTAAATCCTTGTACACCTTCCCAACCCTGTAAGCCTTGATATCCTAATGTACCTTGTAT